CGGCGGCACCGGCCCGGCCCATGGCACCCTTGCCACCACCTGTACCCCGGGGCCATGGCATATTGGGCGGATGCTGCAGGCGGCGGATGCCTTCCCGATGAATCTGGCCTTTGCAGGCAAGGGCAACGCATCATTGCCCGCCGCGCTGGAAGAACAGGTGAAAGCCGGGGCTTGCGCCCTGAAATTGCACGAGGAGTGGGGGACGACACCTTGTGCCATCGACTGCTGTCTTTCGGTGGCAGATGCGATGGATGTGCAAGTGATGATCCACACAGATAGCCTGAACGAGTCCGGGTTTGTGGAAAACACCGTCGCTGCCATGAAGGGTCGCACCATCGTTCTGGACCATATCGACGACCGCGAAGCCGCCGCTCTGATGGTGGATGGCAAGCTGGACGATTTCCTGATCGCCACAGATGCGCCTGCGCCCGGAACGATCTACCGCGCCCGCGCCGAGCGACCGGTTAAAGGGCAGGGCGGTATGTTCCTTACCACCCCTGATGGCCCCGCATTTCTGCGGCAAGTCAAGGGGTTGGCCCCGGGAGCCATGCAGCTGGTGCAGGTGACCGGCTACGCCGAGCCGGGCAAGGCGTTGCCGGTGACGGACCGCATCCTTTTCAAAAGCCGCTATGCGATTGTCACCCCGGATGCGCCGGGGCTGAATATCTCACGCTCGATCCGGGACGAGGAAGAGCGTGACCGGCTTCTTGAGATTGCGCATGACGCCATGGATGGCAGCGAGTATGGCCTGATCCTGCGTTCTTGCTGTCAGGGAGAGGACACGGGTGAGATTGCCGAAGATATCGGCGCGATGCTGGCCCATGCCGACCAGACGCTGAATGATCCGGGCACCGAACCGAAATTGCTGTTGGAAGGTGATAGCCCTCATGTCCTGGCGTGGCGCGACTGGACAGATCCGGCAGAGGTTGTGACCCAAACCGGAGGGTTCGAGACGCATGGTGTGCTGGACGCGCTGGACGGAGTGCGCGGAATTTCCGAACCGCTGCCCGGCGGCGGCCACCTTTTCATCCAGCCCACGCGTGCGCTGGTGGCCGTGGATGTGAATACCGGGGCGGATACGTCGCTGGCGGCCGGAACCAAAGCCAATTTTGCCTGCGCAAAGATGTTGGCTCGCGCGTTACGCGTGCGGGGTCTTGGTGGACAGATCACGCTTGACCTGGCCCCCATGCCCAAAAAGGACCGGCGCGGTTTCGAATCCGCTCTGCGTGCCGCATTCAAGGTGGATGGGATCGAAACCACGCTTGCTGGTTGGACTCCATTGGGCCACTACGAATTGCAGCGCAAACGCGCCCGTCTTCCGGTGTCCGAGGTGTTGAAATGAGCTGCCCGATCTGTGGAGAAGACACGGTCACCAGGTTTCGACCTTTCTGCTCCAAACGCTGCGCGGATATTGATCTGGCGAAATGGCTAAACGGCTCTTATGCGGTGCCATCGCAGCGGGAAGAAGACCTGGAGGCGGATGTTTCCGAAGACGAATTGAGCCAGCCGCGCCATCATTGAAAAAATGTCAAAAAGCCTCTGGACACTGCCTTTGGCAAGGCATAGAAGGCCTCCACCCGACGATGAAGATCGTTCCCGTGCCCGGGTAGCTCAGGGGTAGAGCAGTGGATTGAAAATCCTCGTGTCGGGGGTTCGATTCCGCCCCCGTGCACCAGATTCCAAGTTTCAGCTAAAGTGTCACCTATCGCCTAAACGGGTTTCCGTTATTTTTCAGGTGTTTAGCGTTTCGAGGGTTCAGAATGTTTCCGAATACGGGCGTTTCGAGCAACAAAAAAGACGTATGGCTGACGTATGGACTTTACCTTTTCGGTTGAATATTCCAACCTATACGTCAGACAAGTTGGAAGTGACGTATACTGGAGGACGAAATGGCGTTAACAGAGGCCCAAATCAGGAAGGCTGTACCCGAAACGAAGATGTATAAGATGACCGACGGCCTCGGCCTGCACATACAGGTCCGACCCAACGGCGCGAAGGTGTTCGTGAAGGAATACCGATTTCTCGGCAAGAGGCGCAGCTTCACCATCGGCGAGTTCCCCGCAGTGAAGTTGGCGGACGCCCGCCTCAAGACCGCCGAGATCAACAAGATGGTCAAGGCCGGAGAAGACCCGAAGCCGCTGCCTGCGGAACCGTCGGTCCCGGAGGCTGCCGGGGATTCAGACGCCCTGGTTTTCGTCCCAGTCGAACGCCGGTTCGAAACCATCGCCGACCGGTTCATCGAAAAGCGAGTCGCCGAGGGGATCGCGGAGGCCACTGAGAAGAAGCTGCGGTGGAACCTCGGGTTCGCGAAGAACCACTTCCAAGGCCGGGACATCGGGTCGATCGAACCGCCGGAAGTTTTAGAACTCGTCGAGAAGGTCCAAGCCCAGGGCAAGCTGGAGAAGGCGAAGGATGTCCACCGGAAAGTGGGCCAGGTGTTCGACTACGGGATCGGGATCGGGATGGTGAAGTGGAACCCTGCGCAGATGATAAAGCGCGCCGTGATCCGAACGAAAGGCGGCAGGCATCCAGGTCTGGTGGAGCCGACGAAAGTGGCAGGTCTGATGCGCGCGATCTCCGGGTACGACGGTCACATCCCAACCCGGGCAGGGCTGACCTTGTCTGCACTATGCGTGTTGAGGTCTACAGAACTGCGCCTCGCCAAACGCCAGGAGATCGACCTAGAAACCGCGCGGTGGACGGTGCCTGCGGATCGGATGAAGGGGCACTACGGCGATCACATCGTCCCACTATCGGAACAGGCGGTGACAGTCCTGCACGGCCTGATCGAGTGGCTGGGCATTGACCGGGAGCCGGAGGCCTATCTGTTCCCTTCCACGACCCACAAGGATCGTCCGATCTCCGAGAACACGCTGAATAGCGCGCTGCGGCGTTTAGGCTACGACACCCGCAAGGATCACTGCCAACACGGGTTCAGGACGACGTTCTCGACGAACATGAACGAACAAGGTTGGAACCGGGACTGGATCGAACGCCAACTATGCCACGTCGATCGCGACGAGGTCCGGTCTGCGTACAACAAGGCGCTCTACCTCGACGGGCGGACGAACATGATGCAGGCGTATTCGGATTGGCTTTACGAGATTTCTCAGGCGTAACACACTGAGATTTTCAAGGCAGCCTGGCATTGGGAGGAGCGACTGTCGCCAGGCTGCCGAGGGTCCGTCGTTATCGGTCCATGAACCTCATACTGGCACGGGGCCTATGTAAATTCAACTAATAGGTTGACGTTTAGCTTTTGGGTGAATTATTTTGGAACCCAACGAAATTGCGAGTCACCTTATGTCGCCCCAATGCACCGAAATTCGTGATGCCGATACGCCGCAGCCTATGCGGTTTCTGCGCATGGCCGAGGTGGTGGAGCGGACGGGCCTCAACAAACGCACAATCCAACGGCGAATCAAAGACGGGACTTTCCCGAAGCCCGTGCCCCTGGGGGACCGGGCAATCGGCTTTGTGGAATCCGAGATCGTCGAGTGGATGGAGAAATTGGTGGAGGCCAGGCAGTGAGCGATCCCGACATTGACGACCTGCTCGGCGGCGAGCCTGAGACCCCGAAGCCCCAGGGCAAAAGCCCGGCCAAGAAGTCGGCGGCGAACACCAAGGCACCCGGAGCCCGCGCGCCCACGGCAGCCGTGGTGCAGACGCTCTTGCAGCCGGTCTCGGTCTCGTTCCTGGCGGACGTGTTCCAGAAGGACAAGAAGACCATCGTCAAGCGGCTTGCAGGTCTGGCTCCGATGGGAACCCACCGAGGTAACATCCCGCTCTACGATTTTCGCCAGGCTGCGGAGTACATCGTCACGCCGCGCGTCAACATGGCCGAGGCCATCAAGAAGATGGGCACCGACGACATGCCAGCCGGTCTGCAAAAGGACGTCTGGGATGCGAAGCTGAAAGCGCAGAAGTGGATGGCCCAGGCAGCCGAACTCTGGCCGACAGAGGATGTCCTGGATGTCCTGGGCGATACCTTCCAGAGACTCAAGACCACAACCCAGCTTTGGATTGACCAATTGGGGGAATCTCACGCCCTCTCAGCCGAGGCGCGCAAAGACTTGATGGGGCGGGTGGACGGCCTACAGAAAGACCTGCACCAGACGTTGGTAGAGATGCCGTCCCAGCGCGCAACCAAAGCCCAGATCGCCCAGATCGAGGGCTCGGATTTGGACGTTTGAAATGAGCGCACCTTTCGGTAGTTTCAGAACGCTTGAGGAGATGGTTTTGGCGGCAGCAGAGGCGGTACGCCCGCCCGAACGTCTGTCCGTCTCCCAAGCAACGGAGAAGTACCGCTACATCAATAACCCCGGCTCCTATGTCGGGCCGTACCTGAACTCAACAACCCCCTACCTGGTGGAGCCGATGGATGTGCTGACGTCCCTCGAATACACCGGAATGATCTTTGCCGGTCCCGCGCAATGCGGGAAATCCGATATGTCGCTCAACTGGCTGGCCTACTCGGCAGCCTGTGACCCGGCAGATTTCATGCACATCGACAAGTCGCAAACTGCCGCCCGGGATTGGTATCAACGCCGAGTGGAGAAGCTGTACCTCCATTCGCCCGAGGTCGGCGGTCGCCTTATGCCAGGCAAACACAACCAGTCCACCTACTCCAGCAAGTTCAAGAGCGGGATGCTTTACACGCTGTCCTGGCCGACGGTGAACGAACTCTCCGGTAAGCCGGTGGGCCGCCTCTGGCTCGCGGACTACGACCGGATGGACGAGGACATCGGCGGCGAGGGTTCGCCCTACGACCTGGCCGTCCAGCGGATGAAATCCTTCGGGCGGTTCGGCATGTGCGCGGCGGAGTCCTCGCCATCCCGGATCACGGAAAACCCAAAGTGGATGCCATCCACCCCGCACGAAGCCCCGCCGACAACCGGCATCCTGGCGCTCTACAACCGTGGCGATCGCCGCCGGTGGATGTGGCCGTGCCTGAACTGCGGGACTCCGTTCGAACCCGACTTCTCGCTGTTCCGCTGGCCGGACTGCGGCTCCGATCTGCTAGCCTCGGCGGAACAGGTCGTCATGGAGTGCCCGTGCTGCGGCCACCAGTACCGCGACCAGACGCACGACGAGAGCGGCACACCCGGCAAACGCGGGATGAACAACCGAGGCTTCTGGCTCAAGGACGGCGAGACCTTCGACAAGGAGACCGGCGAGATCATCGGCACCCCGCTGCGGTCGCGCACGGCGTCTTTCTGGCTGAAAGGTCCGGCGGCGGCCTTCGCCGATTGGACCGACATGACCTTGAAGTATCTCAAGGCCGTCCAGGAGTTCGAGAACACCGGCTCCGAGGAAGCCTTGAAGACCACGGTCAACACCGACCAGGCGCTCCCGTACCTCCCAGCGGGGATCGAGATGGAACGGTTGCCGGAGGAACTGAAAGCCCGGTCGCGCGGCGATCTCGGCGAAAAGGTGGTGCCCGAGGGCGTCCGGTTCCTGGTTGCCTCGGCGGACGTCCAGAAGCGCCGGTTCGAGGTCCAGATTCACGGGATCATGGAGAACGGCGACGTCGTTATCATCGACCGTTTCAAGATCACCAAATCCGAACGGCGCGACGAGGACGGTGACCCGCTGCCCCTCGATCCCGGCGGCTACGTTGAGGACTGGCATCTGCTGATCGACCAGGTCTTGATGAAGAGATACCCGCTCAATGACGACACCGGTCGCCACATGCAGATCAGGATGATGTGCTGTGACTCAGGCGGTGCTGTGGGCGTGACCTCAAACGCTTATGAGTTCTGGCGGCAATTGCGCGCAGACGGTCGCGGCCTGCACCGCCGGTTCCTTCTGCTCAAAGGTGAACACAAAGCGTCGGCTCCGCTGGTGAAAGTGGACTACCCCAACGCCGAGAGAAAGGACCGCCGGGCAGCAGCGCGCGGCGAGGTCCCAGTGATGTTCATCAACACCGACGCGGCGAAAGACATGGTCAACAACATGCTGGCTCGCGAGGAGATGGGCGGCGGCATGGTTCTGTTCCCCGATTGGCTGCCGGACTGGTGGTACGTGGAACTCTGCGCGGAGACGCGGACGGCCAAAGGCTGGATCAACCCGGGCAAGAATCGAAACGAGGCTTTCGACCTTTTGGTGTATGCTATGGCGCTGTGCCATTCGAGCAGAATCCGCCTGGGATACATCAACTGGGAAGACCCGCCGTCGTGGGCTGCACCCTGGGATGAGAACGATTTTGTTGCCGAACTTTCCAACTTTCGGTTTGAACTTCAACCAAAAGGTGATATTAACTTGAAAGCACTTGCCGAGAAGCTGGGCTAGGAGGCGGATTTGACACCAGAAGAAATGTTGGCGGAAGCGAGAGCCCAATACCACCTCCTGGTCACCGGCCAGGCAGCGGTAGAGTTCCGCGACCAGAACGGCGAGTTGGTCCGTTTCACCCAAGCAAACCGTGGCGACCTCGCGAAGTACATCCAGCAGCTTGAGGCCCAGGTCAACAAGACCACGCCCGAGCAGCGCGGCCCGATGCGGATGATTTTCTAATGAACCTAGATCAAGAATCCCTCGATCTCCTGGGCATCGAATCAGCGGATGAACTTCTGCCGACCGCGACGCCCGATGAAGCCGTCGTCGTGGGTGGCGCTTTCGACGCCGCCAAGCGCAACGAGCGGACCCTTGCCCTGTGGCAGCCGACCCTCCAGAGCGCCGACATGGACATCGTCCCGTCGAAAGCGCGCCTGGATGCCCGGGCGAGGGATTCCGTTCGCAACGATGCCTATGTCCACGGCGGCCAGGTCGCCACACAGGACAGCATCGTCGGCAGCCTCTACGCCCTGAACGCCAAACCGATGTCCCGTCTGCTCGGCAAAGGGTTCGACGACGACTGGCAGACGGAGTTCCAGGAAGAAGCCGAGATGCGCTTCACCCTCTGGGCCGAGAGCCTGGACAACTGGGTGGATGCGTCGCGCCACAACAACTTTACCGACATGGTCCGCCTGGCTGTAGGCGTCCACACCGCAGGCGGCGAGATGCTGGCCTCGGCGGAGTGGATGCGCAGCGCCATGCGCCCGTTCCAGACCGCGATCCAGTTCATCGACACCGATCGGCTGTGCAATCCGCCGAACGACATGAACAATCCCCGGCTGGTCGCAGGCGTGGAGAAGGACCACAACGGGGCACCCTGGTTCTACCACATCCGCGTGGCGCACCCGAGCGACTGGCGTCGCCTGGACAACCACCGCTGGAAGCGTGTGGCCGCCCGTAAGCCCTGGGGCCGGACCCAGATCATCCACATTTTCGAGCAGAACCGCCCGGATCAGACCCGGGGCATCGCTGCGATGGTCTCCGCGTTGAAAGAAATGCGGATCACCAAGCAGTTCCGCGACGTGGTCCTGCAAAACGCCGTCGTCAACGCGACCTACGCGGCCTCGATCGAGTCCGATCTGCCGAGTTCAGAGGTGTTCGCGCAGCTAGGCGGCACGGACAACCCTGGCGCTGCCCTCGGTGCGTATGCCGCGCAGTACCTTTCGCAGATCGCCGATTATTCGGGCGGCGCGAAAAACCTGCAACTGGACGGCGTTCGGATTCCGCATCTGTACCCCGGCACCAAGCTGAACTTGCAGCCCGTCGGAAAAGGCGGCCCGTTGGGCGAGAATTTCGAGCAGTCGTTGCTCCGCTATATCGCGTCCGCCCTGGGCCTGTCTTACGAGCAGCTTTCGAAAGACTACTCGCAGACCAACTATTCGAGCGCCCGCGCCGCGATGGCGGAGACCTGGAAGCGTATGAACGTGGTGAAGCGCAAAGTCGCCGACCGGTTCGCCAACCACGTCTACCGCCTGTGGCTGGAGGAGGCGATCAACAAGGGCATCATCGAGTCCCTGCCGAACGTCGCCCGTCGCGAGGGCTGGCTCTACGAGGCGCAGCGCCTCGACGCGATCTCGCAGGCAGAATGGATCGGCGCTTCCAAAGGCCAGGTCGAGGAACTGAAAGAGACTCAGGCCGCGATCCTGCGGATGAAGGCTGGACTGACGACGCTGGAGCAAGAGACAGCCCGCCTCGGCGGTGACTGGCGCACCACCCAGCGCCAGAGAAAGCGCGAAAAAGAACTGATGACCGAACTCGGCGTTGGGGCCGAACTGGACACCAAGACCGAAGTCGCCGAGGGCGATGACCAGGAGCAGAACGGCAACTCTGAGAAAGAGGAAAAGACCGATGAATGACTTTGCCATGCCGCACGGCGATCTGCTGATCGCACCGGAGCAGCAAGCCTGGGTGGAAAGCCTCCTGGCTAAAATCTCTGAGCCTCAATTTGCCCAGACTTTCAACCAAAAGTTGGAAGATGCGAAATCGGTTGAAAGTGCCCACAACGACGACGACGGGTTCTGGACCGAGTTTGCCGGGACGCGGATGGAACAATTCCGTCCGTACAACGTCAAGGGCGGCGTCCTGACGATCCCAGTCAAAGGGATGCTGATGAAGGACTTCCCCTTCACGGCCTTCGGCATGATCACCGGCTACGAGTACATCGAGCGCGCGGTAGAGCGCGGCCTGGCGGACCCGGATGTCCACACGATCAACATGGACGAGAACTCCCCCGGCGGCACGGTCTCCGGCTGTTTTGATTGCGCGGATCGCATCTACGAAATGAGTCAGGCGAACCCGGATACCAAGGTCGTCGCATACGCCAACGAACACGCATACTCGGCGGCCTATGCAATCGCCTCGGCGGCTGACGAGATCGTCGTGGCCCGCACCGGTGGCGTCGGCTCTATCGGCGTTATCACCGCACACGTTGACGCATCCAAAGCCTACGAGGCGCGCGGGATCAAAGTGACCCCGGTCTACGCTGGGGCACATAAGGCAGACGGCAACCAGTTCGAGCCCCTGCCAGACGATGTGAAAGCGCGGATGCAGGAGCGCGTTGACGCTCTGTACGGAATTTTCGTGTCCACCGTGGCGCGGAATCGGGGCTTGGACGAGGCAGCGGTTCGCGAAACCGAAGCCGCGACCTTCATGGCCCAAGAAGCCGTCGAGAAGGGGTTGGCCGATGCGGTCGGCTCTCTCGGCACCCTGTCGGCCTCTGCCGATGAATCCAACGACAACCAAGAGGACCAAGCAATGACGGATGTCACACAGGCCGACCACGACGCAGCAGTTGCGGCGGCTACCGAGACCGGCAAATCCGAGGGTGCCAGCGCAGAGCGCGCCCGCGTGTCGGCGATCCTGGGCAGCGACGAGGCGAAAACCCGCCCGACAGCCGCGCAGATGATGATCGACCTGGGCGTCGATGCAGACCAGGCGAAAGCCCAGATGGCGAAGCTGCCCGAGGAAACGAAAGAGGAAGAAGCCACTGCGCCCGCAGGCGGTTCCGCTTTCGAAAACGCCATGAACGGCACCGAGAACCCGAACGTGGGTGCGGAAGCCAACGGCGGCGAGGGCGGCGAGCAGTTGACCACCTCGGACTCGATCTTTGCCTCGGCGGGTTTCGACCCGGTGAAGCAGTAAACGCAACCCCCGGCATAGGAGACAAAAGATATGCCCATCACCCCACAGAATGGTGAACTGGAGGCAGGTATTGCCGGTCAGTATTCCGAAACCCTCAACCCGGAACTGGACGCCCTGGTCACCGGCGATTACCCGCAGGTCTTCGCGACCGACGAGATCGTCCTGACCGGCCAAACGCTGGCTGCGCTGACCGTTGTCGGCAAAGACGGCGCAGGCAAAATCGTCCCCGCGCAGCACGGCACCGTGCAGGCGATCGGTGTGCTGGTTTACGCGGCCGACACGTCGGCCACCGGCACCAACAGCGACGCGACGTCGGGCGTTTATCGCGGCGGCGTGTTCAACCCTGACATGCTGGTCTGGGACGCTTCGTATGACGATGACGCCAAGAAGGCCGCCGCCTTCGAAGGTGCCCCGTCGCCGACCCAGATCGTGGTCCGCAAAATCCAAACTTTCACCCCGGCATAAGCCCCGGCACAACTGAGAAGGACAGAGAGTATGCCTCTTGATATTTACACGCCGATGGACCTGTACCGGGTTATGTTCGACCCGCGCCAGACCGTCCGCACCTCGCAGTGGTTGGAGATGTTCTATCCGAACTCGCATGTGAGCGAGCAGGAAGAAATCCGTTTCGACGAGATCGAAGCCAACCGTGAGATCGCGCCGTACATGCTGCCGAACCTGCCTGGCCGTCCGATCTACCGTGGCGTCGGTGAGAAGATCAAAACCTTCAAACCTGCGTACACCAAGCCGAAGGACGCGGTGCGCCCGAACCAGGCGCTCAAACTGCAACCTGGTGAACTGTCGAAGCGCCTGGCGCTGCAAACCCCCGAGGCCCGCTACAACAGCAAGGTCATCGAGATCACCCGTTTCCACCGCGACGCGATCACGCGCCTGTGGGAGTATATGGGCGCTCGCGCGCTGATCGACGGTCAGATCACGATCAACTACGCCGTTGACGCAGGCACCCCGGCCCAGAACGTCACCATCGACTTCGGTCGTGACGCGAACCACACCATCGTCAAAGGCGCGGGCTCGCGCTGGGGCGAAGCCGGTGTGAACGCCTGGGACGACCTCCAGGAGTGGGTTGACCTGGCCTCCGCTGCCGAGTTCGGCGCGGCCCCGACCGACATCCTGATGGGTTCGGACGCCTACAAAGCGTTCATGGCCGACGCCAATGTTCAGGCCAAGCTGAACAAGGACACCCGGGGCAACGAGTCGGTCACCCTGTTCGGCGGCCTGCTGGTCAAAGACCCGCTGGACCCGTTCACCTGGGTTGGCCGTCTGGGCACCGTCAACATCTGGCTGGTCTCGGGCATCGGCAACACGTTCAAGTCGAACGGCGTGACCGTGGACATCCTGAAAAAGAACGAGGTTCTGCTGACCTCGCGCGCAGTGGACGGTGTCAAAGCCTTCGGCGCGATCCTGGATGCCGCCGCCGACCTCCAGCCTGCCGACATCTTCACCAAGATGTGGGACCAGGAGGACCCGTCGGCCCGTTTCATCATGTCGCAGTCCGCGCCGCTGATGATCCCGGTGAACACCAACGCCACGGTCAAAGCGACCCCGGTCGCGGCAGCCTAAACTAACCTGCTGCCCCGGCGTCCTGTCGGGGCAATTTCACCTTTTAGTTGAAAGAGGAGCATCACCATGAAGATGCGAGCGACAACCGCAATTTACACCAAGCAGGGCGGCAAGCAGGTCCGCATTGAGGCCGGAAAAGAGTTCGACGCCTCGAAAGAGGACCGCGAGTTCTTCCTGGAGGCCAAGGCCGCCGTCGATGTGAAGGCCGCCGACTCGGAAGACGCGCCTGCTGCGAAGCCAGCCGCGAAACCCGCCGCAAAGAAACCCGCCGCGAAACCTGCCGCCAAGAAGGCAGCAGCGAAGCCCGCCGAGAACGGCGAAGGCAACGGCGAAGGCAACGGCGGTCTGCTGGACTAATGCAGAGCATCCGCGACATCAGGAACAAGGCCCGCAACGCTCTCCACAACCGCATGTCGGTTGCGGCGATCTACGTGGACCCGGACGACGCCTCCGAGACCGCAGTCACGGTTCGGACACACCATCGGACAGCAGCGTTCGGTGACGTGGACGGATACGACTACGGCCCGGCGGAACGTGTCTCCACCGTTCCTGAGATCGTGGCTCTGGCTTCGCAGGTCTCCCCGAAGCGGCTGGGCGTTTTTAGCCTGGCCGCTGACGAGGCCTATCGAGTCGAATCCGTTATGCCCGTTGACGGCATTACCGTTACGACTCAAGTCGTGCGCCTGGAGCAGTCGGACATCGACGACGCAGGCTATCCGGTCCCCGCCTAATGGTTAGCGCGGCCTTCTCAGCGAGCGGCTCGGGTTTTCTGGTTGCCGCCGAAGGCCTGGATGAACTGTCCGAGGATTTCGAACAGGCTGCCGCGCGCATCACCAAGTTCGCGCAGATGTCCATCAACACCACGGCGCGCAGAATGCGGACCCGGTCCTCTCGTCTTATCCGAGAGGAGGTCGCTTTTCCGGCCCGGTATCTGGACAACAAGTCCAACGGTCGGCTCCAGGTCTCGCGCCAGGCCACGGAATCCCGGCTGGAGGCTGCGATCACAGGCCGGTTCGATCCGACCTCGCTCGCCCGGTTCGTCCGGGGATCGAAGCAGCACGGTCGCAAGAACCCCCGGCTCCAGGTCAGCCCCGGCAGCAGCAGCCAGATCGGCGGGTCGTTCATCATGAACCTGCGCAACGGGAACCAGGGCCTCGCGATTCGGCTCAAGCCCGGCGAGACCATCCGAAACAAGCGCCGGATGACCTCGATCTCCCGGCGCGACCCAAACCTCTACCTCTTGTACGGCCCCAGCGTTGACCAGGTGTTCCGGTCGGTGTCGGGCGACGTCGCCCCCGAAGCTGCGGACTTCCTGGAACGGGAATTTCTCCGCCTCTCAGAAAGGTTGTTTTGATGATTGATTCCGCCAGGCTCAAAATCCTGAAAGCCCTGACCTCCGTCCTGGAGGAGATCACTGTTGCAAACGGGTATCAGTTCGACCTGACGAACGCCGTCTTCCGGGGGCGGCTGAACCTCGGCCCGGACGACCCTGTTCCCTGTCTCGCGATCAACGAGAAGCCGGTGTTCCCGGATCAGCTTGAGATACCCCGGGGCGGCACCTCGACACTTGTGAACTTGGAACTTCTGGTCCAGGGGTTCGTGAAAGACGACCCCAGACACCCCACCGATTCTGCGTATTTGCTGCTTGCGGACGTCCAGAAGCGTCTCGCCGAGGAGAAGCGCAGGAAAGAAGGTTTCGACCTCCTCCGGCTCGACAAAAGGGTCACTGACCTGAAACTCGGCCAAGGGGTCGTTCGCCCGCCAGACCAGGTTGTCTCAGACGCCGCCTATTTCTGGCTCCCTCTCACGCTGGAGTTCGGAGAAAAACTTCACGATCCGTTTGCGTGAATCAAAAATCACCTATAAGGTGAACCTCAACCTTTTAGTTGATAAGACGACTATCAACCTTTTAGTGGAGACTCGACTATGTCTAACAATCTCGTACTGGGTCGCGGCATGATCTTTTTTGATCGTTTTCCCGCAGGCACCAACACCCCCACCAAGAACGAAGACTATATGGGCAACTCGTCCGCCTTCGGCATCTCTGTCGAGACGCAGGACGTCGCCTACTACAGTTCTGAAAACGGCGTCCGCAAGAAAGAGGCCGCTGCAACGCTCCAGGCCGACTTTTCGGCCAGCCTGACCATCGAGAACATCTCCGCCGATAACC